CCGCCAATGAAATTGAAAAGCTGCGGGAAGATAATTTTAAAATGTGGACGATTTTGTGCGACACGCCAGAACGGTTGCGGGAAGCGTTGCGGAAAATTGACGCGGTAAAATACTACAGGCCAGAAGGCGCGTCCATGGAATGTGATGAGATGCACGAAATTTCCCGTGCCGCACTGAAGGAGGGTGAGTGATGGAGATAGGAACTAATTTAGCGCAGACACTACAATTTTTATTTGCAATAATCGGTGCCATTGGTGTCGCTTGTGTTGTGTTAAAGGGGGAGTGATGGATCACGATGTATGGATGCGAATATTGGATTTTATTGACTATCATGCCTGTGCGCTTTGGTGGATGGTTGTGCTGTCAATTGGCGGCATAGGCCGCGTTACAATTAATAGGAATTAGTAATGACAATTGAAGAACTGCAACGGGAGAATGAATATCTCCGCACCATATTAGAACAGAAAGCAACAATAGAAACACTGGCAAGCAAATATGAAACACAACATTCAACATCTGCAAAGTTCAGGCAAATATTTATAGAAATGCTTGGCTGCGGAATGCCGTTACAATACAGAATTGATTCGGAATATGACCGTGCTGTCTGGGCTACCTATTCCCGCTGGTTTGATAGGATAAAGGCATTTTTTCCTAATCTTAAAGATGAATCACCAGAGTTCAAAGAAATCCTTAATAAAATGGAAGAATGGGACAAAACGGTCTATGAAATGGTTCGTTTGGAACGAGAGGCTGTTGAAGCAAGAAAGTCCAAACGAAAGTTGGAAACAGCAAAAAAGTAATATACTATCCGCTCCGCACGTCCCCCTCATATGGAGCATTCCCCATGTCGTTTTCTGATCTCGTTGCTAAAGTAGATAACCTTATTAATGGCAAAGCACAGGCAACTGCCGCTCTTGCCGCAGCCAACCAGCAGGTTGCTGAACTTCAGGCACAAGTGGCTTCCCTTCAAGCCGCCGCTGCTTCTGCTGTTCAAGAAGCCGATATTGACGCTTTGTCGGCCAAAATTGACGCTGCACAGTAAGACTTGACTGCACCGTTCATCGGTGTATCTTAAAAAAAGATGACCCCAGCGGAGACTTGCTCAACACTGGGGTCTATCTGAACCGATATAGTTTCTTGCAGGAGACTGGTTCAGACAAGGAGAAACCTAAACCTTTCCCTCCGTCTGGTCAATTCCTGTCAGTAACTTATTCGGTACTCTGGTTAAAACGGGAGCATCCGGCGGTCGGTAAACGGCAGCGCACTAGAGTTACGGGATACTGTGGGAATGCGTCCATGTCCCAACCGCAGCCCTAAGGCACGAAGCGGGGACGCCAGAGACCGTGGTGGTTTCTGAGAAGTAGCGTGTCTGTTGGTGGGGACCATCTAGCCCATCAACCCTCCGAAGCGACGGCGGCTCCGCTGGACAGCAACGGTTGTGGGACCACCCAGCCAAATTTAAGGCTGGGAATGGTCACCCTTGCCTCCTTGCTCAGACTCACCATTGGACAGTAACATAGAGTAGTAGATATATAGTATGCCGTGCGGGGGTTACATTCAATGCAAAATGACGATACGGAATATATGTTACGTTATAACATTACATTAGGCAGTTTTATTGCATGAAGCGGTTGATTAGCCTATACTGCCGGAAATCAACGAGGATTGACCAATGGCGCTGACACCCGGCTTATCACCAAATATCCGTCTTCAGGATGACCAAGAGCAACCCCAATCCCTTGGCGGCGCTGACATTATTGTAGAAATGGAAGATGATGGAACAGATCAACCTGAAATGGATATGGAAGGCAATGTCCTCCGTATTGAACATCCAGACGGCACAATCAGTGTATCTTTGGATGGTAAGCCAATTGAAAAAGTTACTAAGCGCGGCCAAGAAGGTTGGTTTGCTAATCTGGCAGAAAATGTTGAAGACAACGAATTAAGCCGGATTGCTGACGATCTAATCCGTGGCATTGCTAGTGATATGACTAGCCGTGAGGAATGGATTCAAGAACGGGCGCAAGGCATTAAGTTGCTGGGCTTGAAGATTGAATTGCCGGGCCTACAGGGAACGCCAGACGGTGCGCCTGTTGAAGGAATGAGCAAAGTCCGGCATCCGTTGCTTCTGGAAGCGGTTTTACGGTTTCAAGCCAATGCACGGTCTGAATTGTTGCCGACCGATGGCCCTGTAAAGATTAGAGATGACTCCACGCATGGAGCGCCTGATCGGGATCATATGGCCGATGCTCTTGAAAAAGACATGAACCATTACCTGACGGCGGTGGCTAAGGAATACTATCCTGATACCGATAAGATGTTGTTATTGCTAGGTTTTGGCGGTACGGCGTTTAAAAAAGTCTATTACTGCCCACTGCGGAATAGACCAGTCTCCGAATCAATTGATGCGGATGATTTGATTGTTAACAACTCAGCGACTGATTTGGATACCGCACGGCGTATTACACACCGTATATATATGCGCCCTTCGGTTGTGAAGCGGATGCAGATCATTGGTGCTTATAGGGATGTTGAATTGTCCCATGCCCACGCCCGTGAACTTGACGCCGTTCAAATGGAAAAGAACGCCCAGCAGGGTATTCAACAAGAAAGTTTCACCCCTGAAGATAGGGATCGTGAAATTTACGAATGCTATTGTGAATTGGATATCAAAGGTTTTGAACATAAGATGGGCGGGGAAATTACGGGCCTTGAAGTTCCGTACCGCGTAACCATTGATGTCTCATCTAAACAAATTTTGTCGCTTGTAAGAAACTACGACGAAGATACCCAAGACTTGCCAGAAGCCCGTAAGAACTTTGTGAAGTACACATTTGTCCCCGGCTTTGGCTTCTATGACATTGGTTTGCTTCACATTTTGGGCAATACAACTAATGCGGTTACGGCTGCATGGCGTGAATTGCTGGATGCGGGTATGTATGCCAACTTTCCCGGCTTTTTGTATGCCAAGCAGTCTGGCCGACAGAATAGCAATATCTTCCGCGTTCCTCCGGGCGGTGGCGCGCAGATTGATACGGGCGGTATGCCAATCAATCAGTCCATTATGCCTTTGCCTTATAAAGAGCCATCGGCGGCATTGGCTGGCTTGGTAGAAACCATGAGCCAATACGGTCAACGGCTAGGTGGAACATCGGAAGTTGCGGTCGGTGAAGGCCGTCAGGATGCCCCAGTAGGTACGACGATTGCCTTGATTGAGCAGTCGGTTAAGGTTTTAAACAGCGTCCATAAGCGCCTTCATGCGTCTCAGGCTGATGAGTTTCAGTTGTTGGCCCGTTGCTTTAAGGAAAACCCCGAATCATTCTGGCAACGCAACCGCAAGCCAAATATTCCGTGGGATGAACAGCAATTCTTGGCGGCGCTTGATGATTTTGACATTGTGCCACAGGCTGACCCTAATACGTCATCCAGCAGCCAAAGAATTATGAAGGTCACGGCATTGGTCCAAATGGCTATGCAAGACCCAACAGGCTTTAATATTCCTGAAGTCCGTAAGGAAGCATTGAACGCCATTGGTTGGGAAACGCCAGATCGGTTTTTGGCTCCTCCTAATATGCCGCCACCACCACCAAGCCCACAGGATCAGGCTAAGATGGCTGATTCGCAGGCTAAAATGATGGTTGCACAAGCAAAGGTTGCCGAAGTTCAGCATAAAGTTAACGGCGGTGAAGCTGCTCAACAGCAATCTGATCCTTTAGAAATGCAATTAAAGATGATGTCTGAAAAGAATCAGGCGGATGAAATTCAGCAAAAGGCTACCGATGCCCAGTTGGATGCCATGAACCGTCAACGGGATCGGGAAAGCCGTGAACGCTTGGCTGCGGTGAAACTGGCTGAAGAAGTAATGAAAAACCCTGCGGATGGTATGCAAGTGGTTAGGCAAATGCTTGATCCCGGCATGATCCAAAGGCTGGAGGCAAATGAACCTGCTGAGGGAAAACTACAATAAAGGGTTGACCCTACAATTGTCAGGCGACATTATAATAGAACTTGGACCGCTGCGGCGGCGAGTGGCTACGGGATGGTCCCGTGGTTAGTCATCGGGCATTTCCTTTGCGGGTCTGTCCGGCTTCAAGTCCTCTACTGTTTTCCTGACTTGGCTCCCCTTCTGATTTAACTCCGGCAGAAGGGGAGCATTTTCAAGGAATATTGTTTGATAGAACTATTTAGACAATACGGCGCTATAATAGAAGTTGGTATTGGTCTTGGTTGGTTTTGTGGGCTGTCCTACGTGGCGCACATGGCTGCAAGACTATTAGTTGGCAAATAGGCTAATATGCCATATTATGCCGTCATTCTAGGAGTGATGGCTTATGCCGATTGATCCCGACAATGATATTGCACAGGCTATTGCCACGGCTCGTCAACCAGATTTGGTGACGGAAGATGATGTTGCGGGTACTTGGTCCCCACGTTCTTTGCCAGTATCGGGGCAAACAATAAATTCATATTCTCCTTCAACTGAAGTTGCTCCGCTTAGTTTTAGCGAAAAATTGCCAAAAGTTTTATATAATCGGTTTGTGGACCCGATGGTAAAAGCCGTGACGGCTCCGGGGCGAGTTTATCGTGGTGAAGTTCCAGAAGATCAAATGATTGATGAAGCCAAAAACATGGCTGGTCAGTTGATGACTGGAAGTTTTGCTGTTGGTGTTCCAACTGCTTTGCGTGAAGGTGTAGACCCAAATGTACTACGGACATTCGCTGGTCCAGCATCCAAAACTGCTGATATATACGCCCAAAGAAGAGCGGGGTTATTAAAAGATGTTTATAATGCAAGCCCAGAAGATATTTGGCGCCAAACAAACTGGATGCAAGACCCTGCCAAATTAAATTGGATGTATGAAATTAAAGACCCAAGTTTTGCTGAAGCAATTGGTTCTCATCTTGTTGATGAAAAAGGATACGAGCAAGCAAGTAAAGATTGGGTAAATTTAATACCTAAAAGAAGAGGTGCAACAGAAATTGCAGGTGATTATTACGAACAATATCTAGGATTGCCTCGTTCTAAAATGTTTACAGGTGAAAATCCAGAATTGGATAATCAAGCACTTGCATTTGCAAGGGCATATCCCGACAGATCATCAATCAAATTGGGTAATTTAATTAATCACCCAGAACTTTTTGCAGCATATCCTGAATTGGCTAATATGCCTATTTACAAAGAAAATAGGAAAGCAGGATTATTTGGATCATATAATCCAGAATTTCATGAAATTACTACGGGCGGAACAGATGAATTTTATCGTTCTCAAGACCCTTACGATACATATTCTACATTATTACATGAAATTAATCATGCTATTTCACATAGAGAGGGTCGGCCAGTTGGTGGCAATCCTCAATATGCCAATCAATTACAAAGCACCATAATAGATAAGAAACTTGGTTTATTAAATGACCAAATAGATGATATTAATCATCAATTATCAAAAATTGATGAGACATCAAATGAAGCAGAAGATTTAAAACAACAAAGATGGAATATTTACGATAGAAAAAAAGAATTAATAAATAGTTTTGTGCAGCCTCATGAGGCGTATCAAAGACTGCAAGATGAAGTATTATCGCGCCTTGTTCAAAGACGGCATGGTTTACTAGCATCTGATGTATATTTTCCTTTATCTGAAAACCCGGAAGAATTTGGTATGGATCGTCCAGTTTCACAGCAGTTAATACATCCTAATTGGGAATTTTCTCATTGGGGTAGGGCAAGAGGCGGTCGTACGTTAGGCAACAATGCCATTGATAATGCATTACGTCTTGCCACTGGCGGCAGAGCGCATTTTGATGACGGCGGTGATGCCCGTGCTG